CAACAGCATTAGTACGTGCTAACCAACCCTTACCGTATATAGGAAACGAGGGAAGACCTCTATAAAATGCTTCTTTAGCTTGTGTGTACTTATTAATAAGTTCTTTACTGCTTGCAGCTTTCACTGCTTGTAATGTCTTTGGTCCTATAGCCCCATCAGCTGTTACGCCTACAGCTGTTTGTAATGTTTTTATCGCACGTCCGGCCCCTGCATTGATAGCAAAATCAAAAGCAAGATAGTCAATACCACTGGGTAGATCATCACCATGTACAAGATCCCAATATTTGTGTTTATAAAATGGAGCAACCTTTTCAGATGTTAAAGCTTTCATGTCAGCTGTGCTGACTTTGTGCCCTACATAAGCTTCCCAAACTGCTTGAGTTACACCTAGATTAGTACAGCCTTTTCTACCGTCAGGAAGCTTATTACCATTGTCTCTAGGGTCGTCTTGAAAACCACCTTCGCTTTTAAGAATATGATCTAAAGCTGTTTTGTAATTATTTTCCATTGGGGTCACAAAAAATTTGTATACTTTCTCTTAAAGGCGCCTGTAGGTTAGACATATTGGTTGTATGCCACACCGGAGGGGTAAAATATATAGCTTTGTTATACTCAGGGTATATGGTGACAAACTGCTTGTTTTCATTCTCATACACAAACGCTCCTCCCCAATTCATGTCCCATTGTTTGTTTAGATACACAGTCATGGCAAAAGTATGTGGAGTATCATTATGCCATTGGATAAAACTAAACCGTCCTCCTAACACATACATTGCGGTTAAAGGGCCGTACTCCTCTATGTTTGGCACATGTTTTTTAACTTCAGCTTTAACTTCAGCCAATAATTCATCTTTCAAATCATATAGTAAAATTGCACCACTTGTCCCTATTAGATCGGGATTCCAAGATGTTAAATTTGTCCGTACATTTTTTTGAGTATAGGAATATGCTTTAACCTTTTCCATCAACTCTACAGGCAACATGTTGTGTATAGTTTTTAACTCATTATGCATTATTTAAACCACGTTATGATAGAGTATCGAGTTCCGCCAGTAATGGGCATAACTTCATGTGGATACATATAGTTTGAAGGGAACATTATTACGTCGCCTTTAGATAAACTATGTTTAATACGCCTATTAAAAAACGCAAATTCCCCACCTGTGTAATCATCATTGAGCAGCATGGAGCAAGATAGTGTTCTATTGATTTTAGAAAAAGAATCTATATGCGACAAACAATATCCTCCTGTATGATATTTTAATAAATCATACCCACTATCAGCACTTGTATTACAATTGGGAAATATATCTTTATATTTCTTAACACAGTTTGCAGCCACTGCAAATAATTCGTTGTCTATCTCCTGCCGTACAAAAGCTTTGCGAAGATTGTCCCTATGTGAAGTATATATTATACTACAGTTTCTAGCATCATTAGATGGATATGTTTTTATATTAGGATATCCTGCATTCGGAAGCTCCCAATCAGCAGAGGCTTCATATGTGCTAACAATTTTGTCACATAACTTTTTACATACCGCATCCCTAATAACAACAATATAATCTTCTAAAAATTTAGTTTCCATTTAACAAATTTTGTTGTACCTGCGCTAATAGTATTTGCTGACTTGTTTGATTAGCCGAAGTCATCTCATTCCTAAAGCTTTCAACGGCGGCGCTAGTGCTTCTTTGTTGCATAGAGTTTTCAATTAAAAGCATTGGCATCCACGCAATCGCGCAACTTTTTTCATCTACTTGCTCACCTGTATTAGGGTTAGTTCCAGCTAATGTTTGAAACCATGCACAACGATGGACTGCTCCGTCTTTTATTTCCTCACAGGAACTGCCCAAAGGACATGTCAAAACTGTTTTAATTTCCATTTGGTATGGATGTAAGTATTTCTTCGTCAACTAAACCCCAATTCTTTCCATCCCATAAGGCTTCCTTACCTTCAGGAATAACTGGAGGTGCAACTAATGTAGTATTAGGAGGAACTTGTATAACATGGTCTTTATGCTGTGGAAACTTATATTCCCCGATAAATCGTTTATTAGAGCCATATTGATAACCTGTAATAATAATTTCCATAAATAGTCCTTAGTTTTTAGAACAAATAATCATATTGATATATCTTGGTGCCCAGTTTGCTTGATTACTATTTGCATCTGTACTACCTGTATGATAATGGTCAGCACTAATCCCACCTAAGTTTGCGTAACCTAGGCCTGTACTATGCGACCCTACCCATTCTTGAAATGAGGTTGTACCACCCGGGGAACCTCGTATAACTTGTACACCCGGATCACTGTGATCATGACCTGCATCATAATGCACGTGGTTAGCGCTTTGTCCACCAGTAGCAAAACCATGTGTATGATAAGGAACTGTGTTGTTCAAGATTGGAGAATTAGAACCACCAACTCCATTACCAGCACTACTAACAACTCTAAGCATACGGTTATTAGCATTATCAGTGACGTCTTGAGTCCAACCCGTTGGAGCTGCTGCTTGAGCAAAAGGTGATCTAGTACCAGCTGGAAAAATACTATTAGTTATAGTAGTTGTAGCGCCAACTGTAGCTATAGATATACCGTATCCAGCGGCTATTGCGCATGTGGCAGCTACAAAATTAGTACCATCACAATATACTGTGGCAGTTCCCCCATTGGCTATAGATACACTTGCCCCACTAGATGCTCTAATGTTAATTGCAAAGCCGCCAGTTGTATTGTTTTTTATGGTGTAAACTTTAGGTACTAAAGGTGCGATAATATCTCTAACCGCAGCATTAGTACCACTAACAACTAGGACTGCTTTACGGGCTTCGTCTGATACACCGTTGTAATTAGATAGGGTATAGTTTGCATCAGTCATCGTTATAGCTTGAACACCTGCTATAGACTGCTCTAAAAGTGTACCGAGGTTGTTGTTTGTAGTGGTGCCCCACACACCAGACTGTTCACCAGAACCGGGGAGCTCTATGCGTAATGAGGGAGAATAAGTACTTGGCATAAAAGTTATCCTTTATTTAATGGTTATACAACCCACGGTAATGGTTGTGGTGTTGGAATTACACTAGGGTTTAATGTGCTTGTTATTTGGCTTTGTATAGAGGCTTCGGCATTAGTAACACCTGCTACACCCAATGTAGCCTGCACCCAACCTATAACCTCGTCTTCAGTTAAATCTTTGTAAGGGGTATATCCTTGCCCCTGAGTTAGTGTAAATTGAGAGCTACTGTTTAATGACCCTTGCACACCTAGCTCATCTTTACCCATTAGAGTCCATTGCGCCAACACAACCACATCTAGTTTGTTATCAACTTTAGGTACTGTTGAAAGGCTTGTTATAGACCATATATAAGTTATCATTATACACCAAACATTAATCTTTTAACATCATACCAAGTCCACCAGCCACGCCACTAGCAAGTAATAGCAGTTGATCTATAGGTTTGCCCATAAAAATCAAGACTGCACCTGTAATGGCTGTAGCTACCCAGATAATACCTCGTTTAGTTGAAGCTTCTGACCAATTTATTTTCATTTTTGTACCTTTAAAAGTATTTTCATCAGTAGTAATAACACAATCACTAGGCATAAGGTTAAAAGAATCTAAGATCATTTTTGTACCTCCCTTTATTTAAAGTTTGCTATATCTGAGCGTTTTTTAACAGCTGTCTTAAGTACGCTGCTTCAAATGATGCGACTTCATCGTACCTTACACTATATAAATTTCCTGCTGGATTAATTATGTTCCCCTCATCATCATACTCATCTTCCCACTCATCAAAACAAAGCAAACCATAATCAAAGGCATTTAAACCCTCGGAAGCAAAAGCACTTTCAATATCTTGTGCAATAACCCCAATATGCCATCTGGCTTTGTCGCCTTTTGCAAGGACGGCCTCCTTCATTTTGAATTTACAATAATTTATTTTGCCCCATGCTGCTAGTTCTTTATCTGATAAAGATGCTATTTGTTCTTTTTTATTTTTATCTGATGTATTTATTACACCATTAACTGCAAAAACTTCTGTCCATCTAACTCCAGATATTCCTAGTGACGCAGTATTATTGGTGATAGGTCTAACAGCGCCTAAACTGCGTACATCAGTGCCAACTCTAAACTGCTGAGAAAAAGTTGTGCTACCAAGTGTAATTGGTGCGTTGATAGAAAATGCAGAAGCTGATGTATCAATAAATGTATAGATCCCATTTACCGAATTGTAAACACCATTAAATGTATTTATAAGTGCTTCTTGAGAAGATACAATCTTCGCATTGGTAATATTTGTGGCATTTACGATCTGCGTAGAACTGATTCTGCTAATGTAACATGCTGATGCCCCATCGGTGACATTTATGCAATAAGTATAATCATCAGCACTGTTAGTGCCTTCGTGCCTTGCTTCCACGCCATCGATTTTTGTATCAGTCGATAAAGCTGTTATTGTCACGCCATATTGATAACAGTTAATAACCCGCAAATTTTCTATTGTATTATTCCTGCCCTGAGTAATAATTCCTCTAACTAACTGATCCGCTGTAGACCCGGAAATATTCAGCCCAAGTGTGGTACTTTCCCCACCAACCTGATCTCGTGTTCCACCAACGGATGAGCCTATGTAAGAACAATTATCACCGTAAATTTTTATGCCGTAATCAGCATTAAATGCTGAAGACCCTCCATTATAAAATGCCTCAAAATTATAGACGTGAACTCTGATTGCCGCTAAAACAGACAGGTCTGTGGCGCTTGGATTGCCGATGATTAATCCGCACCCATCAACACGATTAGACCGACAACTATGTAGCTCTATGATCCCTGCGTAAGCTAAAGTAAGGGTGCCGGGAACTGCGGTGTTTGCCATTGTTCCATTATCAATTACAAAACCATGAGCTTTTGCATATAAAACCGAGACTTGCGACATTATGGACGATGGGGATCCAGTAGCCACATAAACACCTACCCCCGGCGTTTTATAAACTTGGATTTTATCTAGCGTAAATCCGATAGCATTGACAAGATATATCCCTCCCAAAGATGTACTTGCAGGATAAGCCCATCTTGTGACTGAGGATGTTATTTCTAAGTATTTTACTGAACAAAAGTCTCCAGTTACTTTAATTCCATAACCTGACCCAAAAGTGGCGCTAGAATTAAAATCTAAAATTAGCCTAGAGGCTATTGTTGGATCGCTATCATAACTATTGCCGAAACCTTCGCCAATTAATGACACCCCATCATTAGTTAATAATAGAGGTGCGGTAATCAAATAAGACCCTGCTGGTAAAAAAACTTCACCTCCTAATACTGCTTTGGAATCAATAGCCGCTTGAATAGCCGCAGTATCATCAGCAATACCGTTACCAACAGCGCCAAAGTCTTTAACAGAAACTATATCATTAAGTTTTGATGCTACAGTACGAGTGACAGATCCTGTGCCACCGTTGGTTGTGCTTACTAGGGTTGAGCCTGTAGATGCAGATAAAGAACTTGTCGTTGCATATAAAGATAATTGAGGAATTGTACAGTTTGTAAGAGTTCCCGAGGCCGGAGTTCCTAACGTCGGGTTTACTAAACTAACATTTGAAATAGAAGCTGCTGTATCGCCTAAAGCAATAGAAGTTGTACCAACAGTTATAGGTGTTGCAAAATTTGCATCTAATTCAGATAAAGGGATTGAACCTGTTTTTGTTGCAAATATATTAGGGACTGCCATATAAGTATCCTATTGGTTATTATCTATTTGTTGCCAAATTAATGGCGGGCCATATATTGAAGTCCAGTAAACAATTGCCCCATTTACATTAATCCATGTAACAGCTTGTAAAGAATCATTTTCCCATTGCAACGGTGAGGATGACTGAGAAGGTATTAAATTCCATATACCAGTCTGATTGTTATTAACATTATTCCATGTAACTATTTGATTGTCATTTATTTTAATCCATCCACGTTGAATTTGATAATCTAATAGTGTAAAAGACTCATCTTGAGAAGCAAAGAATAAAGAAACTGCGGATTGAATATCTGATAAAGTTGTAGTTTCAGATAAAACCCCTATAAAAGTAGCTGTGCCAATCTGCGTATCTGATAGAGTTGTAGTTTCAGATAAAACCCCTATAAAAGTAGCTGTCCCAATCTGCGTATCTGATAGAGTTGTGGTTTCATTTAAAGTGCTAGTGTATTGATTTGCTATATTTACAAATGGAAATTCACTAAATGCTGAAAACCCAAACACTACCAAGGAACTCCAGATGATAAAACTTTACGAGTTTTATAGGCTTCTAATTCCGCATCTGCTTGTTCTTCTGTTGCCACACCAACCATTGATTGTATCCAAGTTATCACTTCTGCTTCAGTAAGTTCTTTATAAGGAATAATAGCCTTAGAAGGTGATGCTAGAGCAGTATGTCCTTTAATAGTAAAACTATCAATTCCATCAGACACATCAACTGAAAAATCAACAGCCATTACAATGCCGTTCTGATCGCTTACTAAATTTATCGGTTTATAAATGTATGTATTCATATTAATAACTTGGATACCATTTGGCTGTAGTAACATCATACGTCATAATTAAAGCTTTACTTACTACTGCTACACTCGCTAAAGCAATATTTCCAGCAGTTGTCGTAGTAAATAAACCTGTAGGAATAAGCGTAATTTGACCGCCACCAGTTGAAATAGGATCAGGTGCAGTTATAGTGGCTATCGCTGTTGTACCAGATATAAACGTAATTTGTTTGGTTGGTGCAATAGTAGTAGCTGATGCAATTGTTGGCGCTGCGGCTGACGTTGCTTTCAAACCTGCAATAACTATATTGGACGCAGTTGCTGGTTGAGTTGTTGTGCCTATTAAAACATTGCCATTAAAATAATTTGCTGCGGTCCCATTGGCGTAAAAATTCCATCTCCCTGTACCTGATGCAGTGTTGCCATAAAAAGCATAAATGTTAGTTGCGTTTGTCTGGGAACTTATATTAACTCCATAAATATTAGTTACTGTTTGATTAGTTCCTAAAACATATGCAGCTGTTTGAAACCCATATACATTTGTCGTAGTATATGCGCTGCCACTTGCCGAACCTACAGCGGCTACAAAAAAACCTGATTGAGTTAAAGTTGCAGTTGCCGCAAAAGTTCCTCTAAATGATATTCCTCTTGAAGTTGTTGTAGTTATTGGATCAGTTCCATTAATACTAACCCAATCAGCGCTGTTTGTTGTTCCTCTATAAATAACGCCTGAAAATGCCGCTGTATCTGTAGTTGATGTGCCAGCAGAAAATGTACTAGAAGCCGAAAGTGTAGTAAATGCCCCTGTATTGCGAGTTGTTGCCCCCACTGTTCCATTGATGTTAAATGCTGTGGCAGTTCCTTGTATATTTGTACCAGTAAAAGCTGCAGGAGTTCCTAATCCAGTCGCATTATTTGAGCCATCTAATATAACTACCTTTTCAGCGGGATAGGCACATATAACTGTTGCCTCTGATGCTACTGTAATCTTAGTTGTTCCCACGACTCCTGCTATTATTGAAGATAGTACGGTATCTCTGCTTAAAGTAGTACCGGATGATGTATAAGTGCCTATACCAACTTCAGAGTCATCACCGCTTCTTATGCGATAATAAGTGGTGTTACCATTACCAATATTTGCAAATGTTTGAAACCCTACTACTGCACCAGTAAGTGTTAAAGTACCTGTACCAGTGGTGCTGGTTGTTTCTTGCGTTAAATCAGTAAATACAAGTGCCATAAATGTCTCTTATTAAGCAGCAGTAGCAGTATATGTTACACTTAGGCTATCGCCATTAGATACAGTTTTAGAACCGCCAGTAAAATCACCAGCTGAAAATAAAGTTCCTGTAGTGTTATCAATAACTGATGAGCCCCCTACGTTTATAAAACACCCTGCAACAGTGCCAGAGCTTGTCATGGCAAATATTTGAGCAACTGTTGGAGAAATAGCCCCAGCTGAAGCTGTACCCCAAGTTGGTGTTTTGCGAGGTGCTGTGTAAGTAGGGGCGTTAGTTGCACCAACTTCTAGCCAAGTATGTGATGCTTGAGTGTCACCAACTACTGCTGTACCTGTTCCTTTAAGACCCATATATGATACACCTTGAGCCGCATTAGTTAACGCACCAGTAATGGTAAGGTTTTTACCAACAGTAGTGACTAGGTTATGAATGTCGTCTTCCCACTTAAGTTCACCATCTGAACCATAGCACTCAACATGGTAAAACCCATGCATCTCTACACCTTCATGATGACCTGAACCACGTTGCACAGATGCTGAGCAAATATCTCCCATATTTGTTGTTTCAATACTCATTCTGTTTCTCCTAAGAAATCCTAATAACAGCAGTTGAAGCTGTTGCGGGTGGAAAAACCACTGTAAATGTATCAGATGCAGTTTTGTCTGAACCAAAGTCTAAAACAGCTACAGCGGCATTAGTTGAACTATTATATATCAAAGCACCACGGCATATAAAACTAGATGCAAGCCATGAAACATTATCAAAAGATACATATGCTGTTGAACCTGAACTAGCAGGCACTATAGGTATTAATATCTCTCCCCCAGCTGTGTAACCAGTGCCTGTAACTTCATTTAGAGTAGTATAAACTAAAGTTGCAGCATTAAGCTCAGCATTTGCATTATATAAAGCTATTTTATAAACTTGAGTCGTGCCTGTAGCAAAGTTCTCTAAGCCGCTAAGTAGATTCTTTTTAAATATGGTACATTGGCCTTGAACTATCATAAGCTGCTATAAGGTAGTTTAGTTTGATTGTTTCTGTAGCTATCGCCTCTTTCTAATCCATCACCTAGACGTTTCAACTGTGCTAAAGCTTCTTGGTACTTTTGCTCGTAATAACCAACCATATCCGATTCACCTTTCATAAAAATCATAGCTTCACGCATAGCACCGTAAAACAATACAGGATCGTAGTTATCACCTAACC